ACAAGTTCCGCATTTGGTACGACAAAGACAACGACCGTTTCAGTATCCAGTATAACAGCGGAACTGAGGCAGTTGAAATCTGGAACGACTACCTAAGTGTTCGTCAAGTTGACGGACGCGTTACCATTCACGGTTACGGCGGACTAGACGCAACAGCGGGTGGTTTCTATACCCCGATGAGCCGCAACCTTGCCAAGTCTGGCGTCTTCGCCAGTTCGAAAGAATGGCAGTGGCAACACGATCTCAACACGAAGCCTATCCTCTGGGACACGTTCAACCTTGAAGATAAGAGCATCACCCCACTCACGGTAGATGTCAGCAACCCTAACATTGCCTACTTCTACTTCGCTGAGGCATACGCCGGGCGAGCTATTGCAGTTGCTGAAGTTGCGCGTTCAGACGGTATTAGACTCACAGACGGCACCAATAACTATACTCAGACTACGATTGTCAGTTTCAATAATTCGCAATTCTACCTTACGCACGGCCTTGAAGGTTTCCCAACTGTCAACCTTCAGCCCACTGCCACAGGCGGGGCGCACGCCGATCTGTCCGGTCTCACGGCAGACGATCACACGCAGTATCTACTCGCTTCCGCAGCAACGTCTCGCGCCCTCTTTGCGACCAACTGGACCGACCTAACCGATACCGGCGGCACCAGCCTCCACACCCACGATCACGGTGCCGGTCTCACGGGACTCTCTGACGATGACCACACTATCTATTCCCTCGCCGATGGCACTCGTGCCTTCACGGGAGTTGTTTCAGGCGTAACCCCGTCCGTTGCGGCAAACCTAGCAACTAAGGGCTATGTCGATACGACCAACGGGACCAGCTTCTACGGCGTCTACTTCCGAGAATCAGACGGCAACCCTCCAACGATTAGAAACGATACTATCATCTTCGATAGCACGTTCTTCTACCTACAAACCGATAGCACAGGCAAGCCGCTTCTAAGCATTCGCATGACCCCTGGTGGCGGTGGCACTGGCGGTTCTGGTGTCTCGGCCCACTCGGCCCTTACGGGCCTAACGGCCGATGACCATACACAATACAGCCTTGCTGACGGCACCCGAGCGTTCACGGGCGTTGTCTCAGGCATCACGCCAACTAGCTCTACCCATCTGACTACAAAGGGCTACGTAGACGGAGCCATCGGACCAGGCTTCTACGGTATCATTGTTAGAGAGTCGGACGGAAACCCTTCTCCCTTCCGAAACGACACCCTCACATTCGATAGCCAGTTCTTCTACCTAACCGGCTCAGGTGCTGGCAACAAGCCTCTTGTCTCCCTACGTGCTAACCCGGCCAACTTCCTCCTAAACGTAGTTGAGGACTTGTCTCCCCAACTAGGAGGTGACCTTGACGTTAATACATTCAGTATCGTTGGCCGCCCAAGTCTTACCGTTGGCGGGAACGCTGGCGACACCAACATCAAGGGTGGTGCTGCACCGGGTTCTGGTCGAGGTGGTAACGTCGTCATCACAGGCGGCACCAGTGTTTCAGGCGCTCCCGGTAGCGTAAATCTAGTAGGCAACGCCGGTTCCGTCACCCTTTCTGCAACTGGCGGCGTCTCTATCGACAGCAGCGATTTGAGCATGAACAACCAGAAGATCACAGATCTTGCTGCCCCTATCAACGACAATGACGCAGTTCGGTATGTTGATCTTCTAAATGTAGGGGCAGGTAACTTCTACGGTGTAAACTTCCGCGAGTCTGACGGCACTCCTCCTGCCCTTCGCAATGATACCCTAATCTTCGATAGCGATTACTTCTACCTACAAGCTAACTCTGTAGGTAAGCCGATCGTAAGCCTTCGACCGCCTCCAAGCGGCGCGACAGCATCACACAGCACCCTGAGCAATCTAGGGGCCGATGACCATACCCAATACTCCCTTATCACTGGCACTCGCCCGTTCACTGGCACTGTTGGTGGCATCACTCCAGCCGCAGCGGCTGACCTCGCCACCAAGGGCTACGTTGACAGTGTAACCGGTTCATCAATTGTAGGACCAGGCTTCTACGGCGTTTACTTTAGAGAGTCTGACGGTAATCCGCCCACGATTAGAAACGATACCCTAATCTTCGATAGCACGTTCTTCTATCTTCAGACTGACTCTGTAGGCAAGCCCCTCCTAAGCATCCGTATGACTCCAGGCGGTGGTGGTAGCGGTTCGGGCGTCTCTGCCCACAGTGCTCTAACTGGTCTCACAGCCGATGACCATACGCAATACAGCCTTGCTGATGGCACCCGTGCATTTACAGGCGTGGTCGGTGGCATCACGCCCACTGGTGCGACGCACCTAACAACCAAGGGCTACGTAGACGGAGCCATTGGTCCTGGCTTCTACGGCATCGTCTGGTCAGACTCCCGAGTAACCAAGAAAACAGATCGCCTCTCATTCAACGGCGCTCAGTTCTACCTGGACGGCAGCAAGCCCACGGTAAACCTTGGCGACAATCAGACCTTCATGACCGTGGGCGTCAACCAGTATGCACAGTTCCCTGACGCCGCACAGCCAACTACTCCATCAGCAGGCAACGTTAGAGTATACGGCAGCGCCCTGGCTTCCACCGCCCACAGCACCGTCAACATGATTGACTCTGATGGCAACGTCATCAACATGGTGCGAGACCGTATTCTAGTTGTCAGGAACTCTACAGGTTCAAGCATCCCGGTCGGCTCTTTCGTCTCCGTCTCAGGCTCGACGGGCAGCACTCCTAACATCGTGCTCGCACGAGCTGATTCTCGCACCACCAGGTCACATGGTCTCACCATGGAGGCCATAGCGAATAACGGTTTCGGTCGAATCATGATGGACGGTCTCTTTACTGGCATAGATTTGTCAGCCTTTGCCGAAGGCAACTTGCTCTACCTGTCCTCATCGGTAGCGGGCGCGTCTACAACCACAGAGCCAACCCATCCTAACCTCTCGCAGATCCTCGGCACCGTTCTCCGTGCCAACGCTAACGGCATCATGACTGTTCAGCCGTCCCACGGGGACGGCGATGACTACGGCACTCTACAAACGAACTACACGATCGGCGCAGCGGCAGCTTCGAGCGTCATTCTTCAGCCTGCAAGCACTGCCCAGCGCACTGCCACCTTCCAAGACCGCTCCGGCACAATCGCTTACACGAGCGATCTGGGACCTGGCTTCTACGGCATCTATTTCCGAGAGTCAGACGGCAACCCACCAACAATCCGCAATGACACCGTAATCTTCGATAGCGATTACTTCTACATGCAGGCGAATAGTGTCGGTAAGCCGATCATCAGCCTACGCCCACCTCCAAGCTCAGGTGGCTCAGCCCTAACCGTTCAGGACATTGACGGCACCCCAACTGTCTCGAACGTCACGAACATTCAGTTCACCAACGGCTCCGTCACGGACAGTGGAGGTGGCGTAGCCACCGTAACAATTACAGGCGGCAGCGGTATCTCGACTCTAACGGTCGGCGCTCAGTCATTCGGTTCACAATCGACATTAGGGTTCAATAAGTCGGACTTCTACCTTTCAGGTGGGGCGACGAGCAAGGTTCTCAACCTGCGAGACGACTCCCAGCTTTACAAGGGGCACCAGCCAGGCGTAATCAAGGAAAACTATTGGATCGAACCAGACTGTAGCCACACCATGACTATCGATAGCGCGGACATGGATTGCCGTTCCGGTGCTATGACAGTAGGCTTCTACATAATTTCAGCAGGCAATCTAGCCAGCCGTGGTATCCCAGTCCTCGGAATGGACCCCATCACAGTAGGTGCGACTCGCACCAAATCGACAGCGACAGGACAGAACACTGTAAATATTGGCGACCGATTGGTGCTCTCTATCTACGGCTCGACGAGTGCGGACCACTTCGTCTATACGGTTCGCTGTCGTAAGAGTAACTAATGGGTAACAATCCTCCTAAAGTACATATCGTTCCTCGTAGGCCGATGATCGGGGCTATCCCAAATAACTTTCCTCAAGAAGGGCCAAACGGATCAAAGTATACGCTGGCTAACTCGGTATTCATCCCCGTCACGACCGCAGACGCTAGAAATACCAGCGGCATACTTCACGGAATTTCAAATGCCTTCACTATTAGCATTTGGGCTTGTCGTATCTCCGCGCCAACCGCCGATGCTAGAATGTTTGTCATCGGACCAAGCTCCGGCACCGTCAATGAAATCTCCATTTGGGACATCAATACTGGCGATTTGCGACAGATAAACCTTTACGATTCTGCTGGCACCCTGTTCAAGAGTTACTCATACACGGCCACAAATCAGCTTCCTACCACAACCGTTCATCACCACGTCTTTACGTGGGACGGCACTAACCTTCTGTATTATGTTGATGGAATATTAGAAACCCCAACGCTCATTACTGACAACGCCGGCACTATGACGAATACGTCTAGGGGTATGACCTTTGGCGGGGGTTGGGCGGGAACCGAGGTTTTTGCCTGGCAGCCTTGCCACGCGGCTGTGTGGAACGTTGCGTTCACCGCCCTAGAGGCTGCGTCCTTGTATTGCAACGGTTGGGGGCATCAAGCCAATCTAGCTGAGCCTTTCTACGATTATGCATCTCAAAATTCGCTAGTCCATTGGTGGCGAACGACCTTAGATAATACCAGCGCCACAACACGCGGGACCGATTATGCAGTTGGCCCAGCAGCTAGGCCCTACAACTTTACAACAACAGCCAACAGCGGCTGGACCAAGCCGGCCGTAGGCTCTCTTACCCATACCGGCGAAGCGCCTGGTGTTACCTTCGTGGCAACCACTCAATATTTATCTAATCAAGTTCCATTTTTGTTAGGCATGACCAATGTTATGTCGTGGGCTGTCTCGTTTCGCCCCTCGACCACCGCCACTCAAGCCTATCTATTGGATATTCGAACGACGGCTAGCGCTAACAATCGTATTGAGATGGTGTGTGACTACGCGGACACGACTAACCCTATGACAGTTAGAATAACTAATTCATCTGGCTCGACCATCAAAGATTATGATTGGGACTTCATAAGTACGAAGACCGATTCTATAGCAGAGACACCATCGACATCGTTTCACTTTGTCTTCACTTGGGACGGTCCAAACAATCAATTGATAGGGTATAGAAACGGTAGAGTGTATCCTCCTACCGTTATTGTTACAGATGTAAATTCTAGTGCTCGTACTGACACTCCTGTTTCCGTGTGGCTAGGTGCCCGATTTGACGCCACGTTAGGGATCGGTGGTCGCATGGGTTATATCGCCGGATGGAATAAGATTTTATCCGCTACAGAGGTCAAAACCATATTCAATGCAGGGTATACTGACTTATTTGACCTCAACAAAAACAGCCTAGGATACTACGGAGCGGACAACCTGAGACACAACTGGCGTGGTGCAGGGAGGCCCCAATCTTTCTATGGAGCAAACACAGGCACATTCACGGCCGATCTAGTAGAAGGTGGAGTAGGCGTAAACGTTGAAGTGAACAAGCCCGCCGGCCTCGCTCGGATAGATAGCGACCAAAACACAGGCGCAACGTTCTTACATCAAGGAACAAATCTAAGGTTCTTCCAAGGTCAATGGGCCGCTAATTGGACGCCCCAGCTTATAGGCATTGCTAATGCGTGGACTATTCATTGGACACATTGGCAAGCAGCGATCGCAGACGTGGCGGATTACATTACATTCTCTACGGGAACCGGAGCCACGGCTAACACTATTCGAATCTATAACAAAGACACCGTTACTAGAGGGCTGCAAGTGCAGTTATATGACTCTGCCGGAGTCTTGTTCAAGGATGTAATTTTCAATGCCATCGTGGTCGCCGCCACACATACCAGACTTACTATATCATGGGATGGCACGACTATTAAACTTCACAAAGACGGCGTAGACACAGCTATCAGCGTTACCAACACCAGCATCGCCGGTACTATGACCGATACAGCTAGAGGCATGTGTATTAACAAGGGCTACAATAGCACAAACGGACCTCAAGCCACCCCAGCAGCTGATAAATCTTGCACCATGAACTTCTACGGGATCGCCGTTTGGAACAAAGCGCTATCCACTGCCACTATCCTCGAACTAGCATATCATAGGGATCTCGGCCGCATTAATCTTCGCAGACCACAGACTACATGGTATTCCGCCGCCGACGCAGCTGCGTTAGTTCATTGGTGGCGCTTCGCTGCTGAACCGGACGATGTAGGAAGAGACCTAATTCCGACCTACGCTCTTAACTTAGGGAAAGATTTACAGGGTACTTTGAAAACTCTGGGCTCTAACACCACAGGTTTCCAGATGCAGGGTGAGTCTCAGGACTAAGCTTTGGGTAGTACGTTTATGCTATACTATCAATAGATCTATAGGAGGATCTAACAATGGCCGATGATAAAGATTACAGTGCAGCGTCTAAAATCGTAATCGCCCGCAAGGAGCGAGAGATCGAGAAGGCGAAGGATATGGCAGATGCCTTTAAAAAGGCTCTCCACGCACATCACAGGGAAATGTTAAGTGATGCAGATGTTAAAAAGTCAGTGTCTCAGGAGATGATGAACGGCGTTAAGGGTGGCTCGCCACTCTCAGGCATCCTTGCCAAGCTCAAGGGAGCAAAGACTAACGCGGCCGAAGGCATGAACAGCCCAGACCTAGAAGAGTTTGGCAACGCTGACAATACCCCGACCGGGCTTGATGATCGATACTGGGAGAACGACTAATGGCGCTTTGGGAGAAGCAACTAAAACCAGAGGCTATTTCACCTCTTGAATTCGCGAAGGCTCTTGTTAAGGCCGAAATGCTACAAGAGGCTAATGATAAGCTTCATAAACAGATCGATCGCCTTCAAGAAGCACTCGTAGCAGCCACGGCCCCTAAGGCGTGGGAGTCTATGATGCGGGACAAGGAAGAGGGTCTAGCCCTCCAGCCAACCGCCGAGCAGCTTAAAAAGCGAGAAGAGAAAGCCGAAGAAGAGGCTTTCATGAAAGACTACGTAGACGGGATGGAAAAGCCGACCTTCGCCGATGCAGACGACATGATCGCAGCACTCAGCCGAGTCGTCGGAGTAGCCGTCGCCGAAGAACCAGTACACGCAAATAATCAGGAATCTTAATGGCGCTAACACAGCAAAATGCTAAGAAATTCAGCCAGGGGCAGCTCAATCAGATCGATGATTTGCCGCCCGGCGACGATGCCATTGCCGGTGCCATCAAGAGTTATTGCCAGTCGATCAATAACAACCGCCAGTCCTACAAGTGGGTCCAGGCGGTTCAGTGGATTGAAAACATCCTCTTCGGACTCGGCCGTCAGTACATCGACGACCTTCTTGTGGCACGCATTTCCCGTGACACAGACGGTAATCTCTCTGTAAATAGGGATTATGCCAAGCGCGTACCCAAGCCAGTCAACGACTTCATCGGCCGCTACGTTGAGACTAACATCTCGCTCCTAACAGAGAACAGGCCACAGCCCCGCATCACTGCCAAGTCTGATGCCCGAGACGATCGACAGAAAGCTGAGCTATCTCAGCTAGTTATCGAGTATCTATGGGAAGCATTGAACCTACCTGAGAAGCATCGCGAGATCGCGCGTATCCTCATGTATTGCGGACTCTGCTTCCTTGAGACTTGTTACGACCCGACCGAGCCCCGGCATCTTGCAGTCCCAGAGACCAAGACCGAAGGGCAAATGTCTATCCCTGGTGCCGAGGGCACTGGGCCGATTAACCTTCCTATTGATAGGCAAGTTGGCGTCCTCGATGAGCGTGGCGCTCCAGTATACAAGGCCAAGGTAGAATTCGGCGATCTTACATGTAATGTTGTCAGCCCCTTCGAGCTTCACTTCCCACAGGTACACTGGTGGGAGCAGGTCGATTGGGTCATCAAAGAAACATACATGCCTATTAATACTCTTAACGATCGTTACCTAGTGCCGGAGCTAAAGGGCATCCTAACCAAGAAGAATGGTTGGAACCTAGCTGCACTAGAGCATGCTTCTACAGAGAACGTCCAGAGCCTACCGTTATGGTGGTGGGAGCGCATGACCAACGTAATCGAAGGCCCAGGCCCGAGCATCTATGTTGGCACGCCCGAAATGTGGGACGACTATGTTGTTGTTCGCACGCTCGACCGCAAGCCCAGCCCTAAGTGGCCCAAGGGTCGCACGGTCATTGTCGTAGGCGACAAGATCCTTTACGATTCCCCTAAGCTGAACGGCGCTCGCGTCTATGACCCACGATGGCCCCACAGATGGCACCCATACACACGTTTCCGTTGGGAAGCTCAGATTGGCTCGATCCTAGGCCGCTCGCTTGTAGCGAAGCTTCTTCCTAAGATCAAGCGCATTAACGCCATTGACACCACACTCATCATGTGGCGGCGTACCATTCCTATCGCAACATGGATTATGCCAAAGGGCACAAGTCCAATCGAAGATCTGCACACGGGTCGGCCTGGCTCATACGTTGAGTATGATCCGCGCAAGACTAACGGTGCGGCCCCAACTCCAGTTCACCCACCAAATTATCCCGAAGCCGCTCTAGTGGAACGGGAAACTTGTAAGGCAGAGATGGAGGAAATCGCAGGGACAGAAGACGTTCTACGTGGCCAGCGGCCTACTGGCGTTAATTCGGCAGCAATGTTGGATGTTCTGCGAAAGCAAGCTCTAAGTTCTCGTTCCGCCATTCTCCAGGCATGGGACGAGAGCTTACAGCATGTGGGCACTAGTATGTTGCAAGAAGTCATCAAGCACGTCAAGGCTGATGCTCGCTATGAAGAGCGCCTAAAGATCCTCTCCCGCGAGAAGGCTAGCCGCTTCACCATCAAGAGCTTCACAGGCGCAGACCTTAGCGACAACGTTATTGTTCGTGTAGATACAGCTTCTATGGCTATGGTTAGCAAGGAAGCCAAGCAGGCCCGTGCAATTGAAATTATGCAGTATGCACCAGGACTTGTGGCACTTCCTCTCACCCTACAGAAGAAGCTAATGGACGATCTAGGTTGGCCCGATTCGATGTCGCCAAAGAGCCCAGACATCCAGCGCGCACAGATCATCCTAAGCCTAGTCAAGAACAACCGGTTCGATCTAGCCATACCGTTCCCAGAGGACGATCCATACATCATGCACGAGTTCCTCGTAGAAGACATGAAGATGGAATCATTCATGGACTACCCGCAAGAGCAGCAGGTTAAGATCTTTGAACTCATGGAATACTACAAGGGTGAGATCGTTCGAATCGAGCAGGCACAGCTAAAGATGCAGTTCGAGCTTAGCCGCGCGACTCAAGAGTCGCAGCAGCCAGAACAGCCACCGGAGCAGTAATGCCTGAAGAAGATCTAGAGATGAAGTACCGCAATAAGTACAATACAAAGCTAACCAAGTACGAAGAACAAGAGTACAAGAAGGACAGTAGAGGTTAAGTAATGGGCGCACTAAAGACAGCAGCATCTAAAAAGAAAGGCGAGCTTCATCAGAAGGTAGCAGCTCGTGACAACGATCTTGCGCTACGTCATCCGGTAGAAGATTCTCCGGCCGCCAAGGTCCGGGCAGAGCAGCCTTACATTCCGCCAGCTCCAGAGAAACGATTCGAGTTCCTAAAGACGTTCGCCACTATTCCAGGGCTCCGTTCCAAGGGTTCACCTGGCGGCAACCAGCAGTAAGGTTAGCCGATGGCTAAGTATCGTTTCAACGGCAAGTCTCGTACTTACGACCCTTCTCGAAGGATCGAGAGCACCCATAGGGCTAGCCCTATCCGCACCTATGTCTACGATCAGTTAGGCTTATCAAAGCCTGGTTTCTGGGCGGACTGGCGACGCCGTACCATTAAAGCGCAGGCCAATGAAGATTTGCCTGATGATGAGCAAGCGGAGAAATCAGATCTCCCTACCAATGATAATGACTTGGAGATGCCCACTGTCGAGAAGGGCAACCCTAAGAAGTTCAAGAACATGGAGTTCATGCAGGAAGCCCAGGCAGAGGCACCCAAACAACGAAAATGGGTAGACTGGTATTCTGGGCCGATGGGCAAGATGATGCAGGCCAGTGCAGACAAAATCTGGAAGGACAACCCACTTTGGACCAGCACCAGCTCCCTGAACCTCATGTCTATGCAGACTGCTGTATTTGATGAGAGGGTAGCCGAAGCCACCCGAGCAGGCGAGAACGTCTTCGCGGCAATAGTGCGTCTTTCTGCTGAGTCTCATAAGTGGGAAGCAAAAGTTCGAGCTGACAAGCCATTCGGTAGTCTTGGCGAGACCAACTTCGATAAAATGCTTCGCCTACTTCAGACACGGCCACACACTGTTAAACCTGCCCCTGACTATACTGTCAAGTATACCTCAGTATCTTCAGGCGGATCGACTGTAGCCAAAGCTGCCCCGCCGGAAACCACTCAGGGGAATCTTAACGTCGGGCAGAATGGGTACGTAAGCACCGTAATGCAGAAGAAGCCGCCAGTTCAAATGGGTATAACCGCACTTAAATCCAAACCATTAGCGCCAGCGGGTATCAATAGAGGGGCAATTGCCACTAAGCCAATGGCAGGCGGATCGTTACAAGGCGCTAAGGGCGGATTAGCCCATTAATATGCAACTTCGCCGGCAAGTCCCGGCAGAAGCTGTCAATTTTAGCTAAACTACTATAGAGGCTACATCTAATGAGTGAAGATTTTAACTGGGATAGCGCAGCTACCAAGCTTAAGAAAGCCCAACGTGCCGAAGCTAAACACCAAGCTGAGGGCGAACGGGCTCGTGCGTCCCAAAAAGCCGCTGCTGCGAAGGCCGCTAAATCTCCCAAAAGAACAGACGCCCAGATCATGAAGGCTCAGGCCAAACATGGCGCTGGCGAAGGTGAATTACCTGGTGAGGCCGAGAAAGTCGGTCGTCCGGCTGAAGTTAAAGGAAAGACCTCTGTGGCAAAGTCTCGTCCGACAGTAGATGTTAATGCCGATACCAAGGTTCTAACAGAGGCGAAGCCAGTTCATGCTGCCTCCCCAGCCGCCGCCCCCAAGGCTGCTGCACCTAAGGTGCCTCAGCGAGCTTTTAAAGGTCTAGAGATCCCTCAAGGCGATACCAAGGTATTCGACTTCGAGAAGGCACCAGCAGCAAAGTCTTACAAGAGCATCGTTACGAGTGACGCTCCTACAGAAGTGCCTACCGTTCGCCACGAGCCGACATTAGCGCCTAAGGCCAAAGCTAACCTAGCAGCTGCACCGGCTCCTAAAATTGAAACTCCCAAGGTTCCCGCAAAGATCGGCGATATTCCGAAGCTGGCGATGCGTGAGCAAGGTTCTATGGAAGGCAAGCCAGTCGAGCCGGTCCTCGATCGCCGTGGCAACTGGGCCGAGCGCAAACCAGGTGGCACACCACCGGAAGGTATGGCAGAGCGCCGCGCACCCACAGACATTGGTGGCGGTAAGACCATCGATGTAAAGGGTACCGTAGAGGCTCCTGCCGCAGCAGCGCCAAAAGCGGCTGATCCCTACGAGGCCATGCGGGCACAGAATAGAACTACAGCTCACATTGCGCCGTCAGCAGAACCTGAAGTAGCCGACGCCATGCGCTCAGCTAACCAGCTTGGTCGCCGGGTAGGAGCGGAAGTTCCAAGCCTAGGCAAACGCGCCGGTCAATGGATGGGTAAGGCTACCAAAGAAGGACTAATAAAGTTCGGCAAAGGTATTATCTCCCCGATCACTGAGCCCATCCAAGCATTCCGGGCCGGTAGCGCGGAACGCGCAGCTGGCCGACTAGCAGCCAATTCAGCCTCAGCATCAGCGAAAACACTAGGCGAGCGGGTAGCCGCACGATCAGGTCAGATCGCAATGGGCGCACGGACAGCCGCAGCGACAGGTATGCTGGGAGGTCGTCTAGCAATCGGTGGAGCTAAGTTTGTAGGCGAAGGTTTAGCAGCTGGCGCTGTGTGGGGACTCGGAGCGGCCGGCGAAGAGGCTCGACAGCATTCGGCTGTTGACCTGCATAAGCTAGTTACCAGTGGCGCAAAGCAAGGTCTCAAGGTTACTACTAACGAACCTTCTATTTGGAAGATGGCTATTGGCGGCGGCACAGGTATCAAAGTTGAAGACCCATCACAAGCCAAGGACTCAAGCGGCACAAGCCTAAGCGATCGTCGCCGCGCTCGTGGTGAAGCTAAGAACCAGGCGCTTCGAAGCAAAGGACCACAGCCAGTCAAACAAGAAGCTCTCAACGAAGACGACTACGAGAGACTAAAGAAAGTAGCTGGCCGAAGCGTAATCAAGGGCAGCTCAGCAGTATAATGGCTGATGGCATCAACTATACCGTCAAGGACGGCGAAGACGGGCGCAAAATTCGTATAGCAACCGAGGCAGGTTCTAATCAACTGTTGGATGTAACACCTCTTCCGCCAAAACCGTTGAGTGCCAAAGCCAAGTCTAGGCACCGGAGAAAATAATGCCGCTCCCAGAAGGCACAAGATACAGAGTCAAGACCACTTCTGGTGGCAAGAAAGTTCGCTTAGCGTTTGCTAAGGGCACCAACAAAGTAATTGAAGCTAAGTCTTTGAAGGCTAAGGCTAAGAGTGCAAAGAAATAATGGGTGTATTCGATATCGCAAAGCGCACAGCAGGGGCACTAAACCCCGCCTCGGCTGAAGCTAACTTCCAGAAACCAGGCACAGCTAATATGGGGCGATCAACTCAGGATGCCAGCCCAAATATGTCAGCAGTTCTCAGTGGACAGGCAGGTACACCCAAGGGTTATCAGGATACAACACAGTCTCTAGCCATGAAAGCTCAAGCTCAAAAGAAAAAGCAAGTAGAAGCTTTCAAAGCTAAGAAGAAGCACGACAAAGAAGTTAGAGTCGCTACCGCAATGGCGGAATCTAAAGATGAAAAGAACGACCCAACCGCAGGCCACAGGGCCGCATTAGAAAAGGAATAGGGTAATGAGCGACGCAGGTAAAGAGTACAAGGCAGCCAAGAAAGACTTGAAGACTAAGTTCAAGGAAACCAAGAAGGTTGAATGGGCAGAGAAGCACCCAAAAGCCGCTGCTAAGAAGGCAGAGCACGCTGAGAAGAAAGAGGCTAAGCACGAAGAGCGGAAAGAAAACAAGATCGAGAAGATCACATCTAAACTTGAAAAAGTAAAGGCGAGCTAACATGGCCGGAGCACTAACACCACAGAACGGTATGGGACGAAAGGTATCTACGTCTTCACAAGGCGTATTACAGAAGATCAATAACGGCCCCCAGCCTCTAAAAATCAAGGCAGCTATCGCGCGAGCGAGACTGACACGATAATGAAAGATGCATCGGATCTCAGGTCTAAGGCTAAGGATCGCCGCCGCGATCGACGTGGAGCTAATAAGTCCTACAAGGACGCGGATCGCGCCAATTTCAAGAGTAACAAAGATTACAAGCGCCACGAGAAGTCGGAGTCTAAGGAAGAGCACGACGTAGAAATGGCAGCTTGGAAACTCGGAAAAGAAGATAACTAATGGGCGAAATGGACGAGATGCGAGCGCAGAATAAGAAGCCTATCGCAGATGCTAACTCAACAAAGACTCTATCTGGTGGTGCCGGTGCCACGAAGACGCCGGACGAGAGACGCGCAGATAATGCTAAGAAACTAGCGGACCAAGACGCGTCAATGAAAACGAAGGCCAAGGCCCAACAGAAACAGAAACACGACGAATGGGAAGCCAAACGCAGTGCAAATGCCGGCAGTAGCCGAGCTAATGCTAATCGGAGATCATAATGCCTACACTAACAGAGCAACGACAAGAACAAGAGCGAGTCGAAGCAGCGGAGCGAGCCCTTCGTAGGGCACAACCTAATAAGCCGCCAGTCGCAGCTCCGGCCACAGGAACAGGTACGTTCCAGCAAATCCTTCCTCGCACCCGCAATCCTAATGATCCTTCTCTTCGTGGAAAGGTCAAAGGTCAAAAGATCCAAAGCTTCGGCAAGGCAGCTGGTGGTCCTCCTTCTAAGTTCTCAGATCAGGAATAGTAATGCCCCAGACTCTGAAAGATAAGTTCGCGAGCAAACCGAAGCCCAACATAAAACTAAAACTAGACGAGTTCAAACGGGCGCATGGCGGCGAAGAACCGGCATCCGACTCTGAAATCGATTCAGTCTATGGGCCAGGCGCTGCTACAGCGGCGATGGATGAAGTCTACGAGAGAATGGGTCGAAAGAAAAAATAATGGCATCGCTCAAGGAAATGAGAGACGCAGCTAACGCTTGGGCGATAGGCGAAGCCGCAGCAATACAATCAGGAGCCAAGAAGGTTCCACTAACCAGTAATGAGAAAGCAATGGCAGACAAAGACCTCGCAGCAGTAAAGACCACGAACCTTTCCAGTAAGGCTAAGGCGTCTAAGTATGAGAATTCCCTTCAAGGCACATCAGCAGCCAAGAGCGGACTAGGCAGGCAAGAAGCCGCTCAGACTCGTAAGTGGGCAGGCGAAGGAGAAGGGGGACAGATTTGGGGCCACAACAAGACTGTTGTTAAAGATGAACCCTATTCCGATCTAGCGCCTTCAAAGCACCTTAGTTCCAATCCACCGGCAGCAGCACAGAGCCGCATGGATGCGAACAAGCCACTAAAGACCGCACTCGTTCGCGAAGTTGAACCCGAATACTCCAGAGATAAAGACGCAAAAACACTAAATAAAATGCGTAAAGGAGAAACCGGATTCAAGTATAACAGAAATGATCGAGTGGAAGACAGAGCTTGGAAATCCGCAGCCGAGACAGGCGAAGCTCAGCGGTTCGTAGGCCAGATGAAGCCAGGGGTTGCGGAGCGAACAGCGGACCACTCGTTTCAGTCGAAATCTGACTTGCATGAAAGACTAAGTGAAGTAGCCGAACAGCACATGTCAGAAAACCCTGACAAGTACCCACGTAAGCCACTGTGGAATCAGGGCGCACGCGATACGTTTGACGCCGCTAGAGGCGTATCTAAGAATATACACAATGATGCCGTGGATCTAGGCGAGGCGGTTCCAGGCGCATCTAAGGCCCAGGGTCTTCGTGCGCGTGCCATTGCTAGAAGCATTCATGAAGGTCGCAGTGAGACCACAGATGCAGCCGCTAAGAAGGCGCGAACAGACAAAGCCTTCTCAGAGATGTCCCAGGAAAAGGCACCTAACCAGTCCAAGGTAAGTGCTGGTGGGCAGCGATTCGCTCCTAAACTAACAGCCGACCCGAGAGTAGAGTCGGAGTTTGCAGGTCAGACAAAGAGCAACATTGAACGCCCTAACAAGGATCTCGGTCGCATCACTACTCGGCTCATCCGAAGCGCCGGAACAGAGGGATCGAACATCACTGAAGCAGGCGGTGGTATTCTTAAGTCAGCACTAGGCAAGCGCCTGGGGCAGTTCGTTGCTAAGGTAGGCAAGGGCGCTAGCATGGCTGGCAAAGCCGCTAGTAAGTTTGGTGGCGCGCTCGGTTTAGCCGGCGGTATCGCGGGAGCAGCCGATGCTCGTCAGCAATACCAGGACATGCTTAATAGCCCTAACAAGATGGATCTAAACACAGGCAAGGTTAGCAAACGTGTTAACCCAAGGACACAGACATAATGGTATCATATTCAAAATCTCGAAGCGCCGGTGGTTCGTCAGCTCTAAGGGCAAAGGCTCGCGCCAAAGCCCAGATGGCACGTCAAGCAGCCGACAAAAAGGCAAGTGCAGCCTCTAAGGCCAAGAAAGCTACAGCGAAAACAGCTCCTGAATCCGATGAGGACGAGGAATAGTAATGGACGACGCCGAAAAAGACGAGCCACTCCCTGGCCCACGCGGCAAGAGGATGCAAACTCTTGGCATCTTAACAAAGGGCCAAAAGGTTCCGCCTATCATCCCAGATGTTAAGACTTCCGCCGAAGGAAAGCCTAACGCTGGTGATATAGAGAAGGCCAAGCACGCCTCTGTCTTAGGACAGAAGGTTGATGCCCGTAAAGCCGCCCTTCTTCGAGCTGGCGGCAAGAACACAGTATCTGAGCAAGACCCTATGAAGGGCAGCTCAGAACCCCGATAAGTAATACCAGCTCCCTCCTCCTTCGCTGGTATTCGCCCCGTAACAGTGGTTCTCCCCTGCTGTTACGGGGTTTTTTAATACCTACTTGCTTTCTAATGATAGGTGTTGCTATACTATTAAAGAAGATAGACGTAAGCTTTGCTTCCGCTTATAGCGTTCCGGTTCGTCTACCGGGTAAAGTAAAGTTACAATCGGTCATTCTCCGACCGTAAAGGAGTCACACATGGGCGCAAGCATAGAAGATATCACGGCAAAGTTAGAGGCCGCAGCCGCAGATAAGACGACGGAAACGCCAACCGAAGTCGAAACGGAAACAGTCGTAGCAACGGACGACGAAGCCAAGGGTACTAAAAAGACCGGGGCGCAGGATAGAATCCAAGAGCTAGTTGCCGCACGGAAAGACGCGGAACGTAAATTCGAGGAACTATCAGCGAAGTTTAGCGATAAAGAATCCGAACTAAGCAAATTGATCGACATGGTTCAGGACCGCGAGCAGGATGCTCGTGTAGTGGCCAAGATCAACGAACTGCACTCAGATCCAAAGTTCCGAGACATTGTAGAGACACTTGATAAGGCAATCCGAGGCATTGAAGTAGAAGTTAAGGCGACGGAAAAGGCAGCAGACGCTGCACCTCAACCGAACGTAGACCTTCTTAAGAATGTTCAGGCTGAACTAGATCGCGCTCGTGAAGAGGCATCTTTCGCAGCCAGGGATCAGAAGTCAGACTTGCTCCTAATGAAGTCAGACCTCGTGCTAGAGAAGTTGTTCGAGCAACTACCGGAAGCTGAGTACACGGCGGAAGATCGGAAGATCCTCAATTCTGCACTGGCAGATATGATCGACTGGGACTCAATCGAAGCAACACCGGCCACATTGGAAGGTGAAGTCGCGAAGGGTTTCCAGAAGGCAGTGGATTGGTACGGGAATCCGAAGGGCGCAATCGCCTCCGAAGCTACAGAATCAAACAAAAATGCTACAGGAGCCAAGTCTAAGGCCGCTGTAGATCTATCAAAGCTCGATCTAGGCAAGATGGAAAAGGTAACAGTTAACGGTAAGGACGCTACGCGCCCAGCCATTAATGACGACGACTTCTCCCAGCTCCTAGCAGAAGAGTTGAGACGATCACGCGGAGGCCGCTAAGGCGCTCAGGCACTGATAGTAAAGGACAATTAAACTATGCAGACATTCGCAACACTAGGCGATATGCTCCTACGGCGTTATGTGGTTGACTTCATCGGTCAGATGCAGCAGCTCAGCACGCCAATTTACTCGATGCTTAAAGAGGATAGCCGCTTTACTCCATCTGGTGATGGTGCATATTTCGCCGTAAGACTAGACGGTAACGAAGCAGGCGGCGGTTGGCGCGGTACAGACGACAACTCCCTCCCTTCAGCAGGCAACGAGCGCGTCAAGCAGCACCGGGTACGCCCCAAGAAGTACTACCACGTAGTAAGCTTCTCGGGTCTCGCCGAGGCAGTTTCACGTCGCGGTGGCGAAGAGGCTTTCGCAAGCGCAATCACAGACGCAATTTCTGCGGCTGTAAAGCGTGCTGGCGCGAACTTCGAGGTCACGTTCCTTCGCGGTGACGGTACAGGCCGCCTCACGAACTGCAACGGTACATCCACAACTACTTCGGTAGCAGTAGATGACGCCCGCCCATTCCGTGTCGGCCAGGTTGTTGTTTTCCTAAACAACACAACCGGTCTCAAGGTCGCAGGACCAGTCAGCGTTACAGGCCGCAGCGTTTCCGGTGGCACAATCACCGTAAGCTCAGCAGTCTCAACGTCTGATGACGACGGCATTTACATCTCGGGCGAGCAGTCAGAGGCCGCAGCTCCTTCGGAAGTAACAGCCATCGGTCTTCCTGCTATCATCAACAACAGCGGTACGATCTACAACCTTTCGCGGTCAACGTACCCAATCCTACAGTCGCAAGTAATTGCAGCGGCAAGCGCCTCGCTTGACGAAGCACTACTCCGACGCCTACGCAAGCGGCTCCTAACAGAGACCGACACTGGTTCGATGGACGGCTTCGCCTTCATCAGCAACTACGACCAGTTCGATCGCTACACAGAGATCGCCCTTCCATTCCGCCGGTTTAACGACATGCGGTTGGAGCTAGGTGCGCAGCAAGAGCTAACGACCTTCGAGGGTCGGCCTTGGTACATTTCGTGGGCCTCAAAGCCAGACGAAGTATACATGATGCGCATGGATGCGATCGTTCGCGGCGTGGTTCGCCCACTCAGCATTGACGAACGAGTCAATATGGCGTGGCAACCTGGGCAAGATGCCTTCACAGTACTCATGAAGTACTACGGAGAGAACATCGCACGCCTGGTCAACCAGACCGCAAAAATTACAGGTTTGTCAGTATCTACGTACTGATACACTTACTAATTTAATAACCGGACTAACCATCCGGTTATTTTTTGTCTTATCAAGAGGAAATTTTTACTTATGGAAATATGGAGAGAGATACCAGAATTTGAAGGGTACTACGAAGCTAGTAATTTAGGAAACATTAGAGCTATGACTAGACGTATATGGCGACCAGACACTAGGCGTACAGGAGGAGGATGTTTCCACGAAATGAAGGGCCGAATATTAAAGAAACGCGTCCCCAACGAAAACAGTACTTGTAGATACGAGACTATAACTTTAAAAGCTAAAGCTTTAGGAATTCAAGAAAAAACTCTGTCTGTGCATAGATGTGTGTGGGCAGCCTTCAATGGTCCTATTCCCGAAGGACACGAAATAAACCACAAAAACAAACAAAAATTAGATAACTCACTAGAGAATTTAGAGTGTTTGTCTATCATTGCACATCGTAAAGTAACAAGTGAGAGTTTAATGGGCGGTGGAGTTGAATGGTTAGAAGCAACTAAACACCGATCATCGAGAGATATGAACTTACTTCTAAAGCAATACTTCGACGCCGGCTATGCCGCCGCCTTAGAAGATGTTAAAAAGCTTCAAATAAGCTAAACTAATAATAGGGACTTCCCTATCTATTGAAAGGATATACTATGAGTTTCTGGTCAAATCTATTCTCAGGTGCCGGTTCAACTCTAGGCGCGGTAGTGCTAGCAGGGCTAGTTGCCGAAGCCAAAGGCGAGATCGACAAAGGT